GCTGAGCTTCGTTAGAGAGAATTTGATTTTTCTCTAGCAGATCTTAGTGTTTGTGATTAAAATTTTTCCACCCTTATTGGTTTAGAATGACAACGAAAGTTGTTGTTGCTTGATTTAGATTTTTGAATAAAGGATTTTTACTGAATAAAATGCGGTTGATATTATTTATATATTATATATGTTAAGCAATTTGTTTGTAAGAATTGATGTAATTGTCTATTAATATTACATTAGTTTTAGTTCTAAGGGAGCGTGGTCTTTAAAAGAGACCCCATTATTAGGACGCGCCTAGAAATAGGTTTGAGTTTATTTTCAGATCTTCGATGCCCCGGAATTACGTCGTCAAAAGCGCAATTCGGAAGATCATTTCCCTAAAATAAACGTCGTTTCACAAGTATCTGATACGATCTAGTAACAGCCCAGAAAGATGAGCATTAAAACCCTCATTTTTATACAATTAAGTTGTAAGTATGGTTTTCCTAGTATTTTGTTTTGGTAAGAAAACTGAAGTCATAGGTTTTCGAAAACGATTATTTTACTAGCACGACATAATTACTTATAACAATTGTATCTCCGGAAGGAAGTGGTTCGGATTTTAGACTAGACAATCTATCGGAAAAATATCTCATGGACGAGTGCAGCATTAAAACCCCCCAACCCCAAAAAGAAAATAAAAATAAAACAAAAAATAAAAATAAAACAATAAAAAATAAAGACGCGTCTCACACAGTCGATCAAGTGGGTCAAGAAGGCATTTATATGTCTGAACCTAGAACGCAGGTTAAAAATACAGAAGGAATGTATAAAGTATTATACGTTCGAACTGGAGAATTAAAAGATGTCTCTAGAGCGAGATTCTCCGCTCTTAAAGGAAAGGTTATTCAATTTAGATCTTATAAAGTTAGAATAATAGGTGAAATAACTGGATCCTTAGCGAGACAACACTTAAAAGCTCAAGGATTAATGAGTTGTTTTGGCATAGATAAAGTTGTAGATGCTATAAATGCTATAAACCAATTGCATGAGTATGCCAGCAGTAGTTTGGATATAGCAAAGAGTATAAGCAGCAGATTGGATAAGAGATTTGCACTCTTATTAGCGAAGTTATTTATTGAATGTGTGTCTATTTTTTCTATGAAAAAAGGTCTGAGATTGGAACATGTAGTTTCTATTTGTTTGTCAGTTTACTCTTTATTTGATCATTTTGATGGAGTTTTGGAGGCGCAGGGGCTGGAAACTATTTTTATAGCCAGTGCCTTGCCGTTTCTACCCGGTCAAATTAAAGATGTAATTAAACACATTTCGATGTTGTCTAATTTGAAGGTTTTGGACGATTTCACTTTAATACATAAGTTATTTGATTTATTAGAGCGATTCTTTTTATATATTTGTAACGCAATGGGAGTTTCAGATGTGTACAAAGAAAAAATTACACGTTGTTTTTCTTATTTAGGTTTTGGTTCCAAACACAGAATCTTGCTAAATATAGAAAAACATATTAAGGAAGCTTCCGAAAATAAGAGAATTTTTAATAATCCTGATTATAGACAGCGTTGTTACGCTGTAGATGAAGAGTTTACGCAGTGTGCAGAATTGAAAGACTGGATAAGGAAAAATGGATTTGTATCTAATTTAGATAAGAAATGGGAGCTCCAT